GCCCCTTCTTGTCCGACAACGACGCCCGGATGACCTGCTCCCACGCCTCGGGCTTAATGTCGGCCACCTCATCTAACACGGCGTAGGTCAAGCTAACTCCCCGCAGCGTGTCCGGCCGGTCGGCGCCCCTGACATAGATCGTCGCCCCGTTGATCAGCGTGATGTCCTGGTTGTTGATGTGACTGCCGGCGATGACGTCCCGCCCCAAGTCCAGCAACACATTCCAGATAATCTGCCGCGCCTGCCCGTTGGTGGGCGCCACATACAGCACGGCCGAGCCGGGCGGGCAACGCAGCCCTTCGATCAGCAAGGTGGTCGCCGCCAGTCTGGATTTGCCGCACCGGCGCCCGGCCGCGACGACTTTAAACCGCGTCGGGTCGGAGAAGACCGTCTGCTGCCACGGGAGGAGCTGAAAGTTAAGGTCAGCCATTAGAACGGGGATCCAAATGGGTCTTGATAGAAAGGCGTTTCGATAACTGTTGGTTGAGCAAGCCGGCGCAAATCTTTTATGTGATCGCTCCCAACGACATAGACACCGCCGGGTTGATTTGCTAAAAACTGTTGGCGCTGAGCGTTGGCTTTCTGAGCTAACGCGCCGGCCTTACTAACTGCGTTGGTGTCGGACGTTTTCGGCCACATCAAATTCTCGCCCGTACTAAGGAAGCGCCGCACGTTAGCTTTTGTTGCCGGTTGTTTGGCCAACTCTAACAAATCAACATTCTTTTCGCTGGCGTTTTGCAAAAACTCTCGCAATGTCGCGGCGGTAAATGTCCGCCCTTTTAGGGCGCTGATCTTGTCTTGCGCAGATAGCACAGCATCAAAAATGCTTTTGTCGGGCGCAGTCAGCGCCTCGTTTTGTTTGTTAACGGCTACATTGGTAAACAACGTGTACAGAAACTCGGATGGGTAGCCCTGCATATTCTGTTGCATTAGGGTGTCCCAAGATCCTTTGTACGCGCTTTTAGGTAAAACACTTACGGCTGCCGTGTCGCCACCAGTGCCTTCGTAATAGGCGCCATATCGTTCGGCTATCTGGGCTAGTTTTCTAGCGTCTTCGGAGGATAGGTTGGCTTTTTTGCCATGCTCAACACCAACATAAGCTTTATTGCCGTCTACAAATAAGATGTTATCCATTCGTGTCTCCTTGGGGCAGCAACTGAAAGTTAAGGTCAGCCATTAGTCCGGTGCCCCGAACGGGTCTTTATAGTAGACAGGCGTCGCTGGCATCTGTTGCGCGCGCAGCATCTGCATGTCCCGATCCATCACCTGATGCAGCCAAGCATCTCGGGCGTTCAACGCGTCGCTCGTCGGGTAGATCGGCCACTTACCGGCGTTGATGTCCTTCTTCCACGTCTTCCACAGTTCGCCTTCATCCTCGACGACGCGCCCGCCCACGAACCCAGGCACCGACACGAACTGCCCCTTGTACTTACCCGACGGTATCTGAATGCCGGTGGCGTAGATGGTGATTGGGTTGCCCTCGGCGTCGCGGCCGGGACTGGCCATATTCGCGCGGTGGTACATGACCTTGTTCAGCTCGGCCGGCGTTAGCCCCAAGCTATCCAAATAACTATCCATTGATGTCTCCTTGGGGCTGAAGCGTCTCCATCTCGAGCGTCAGTGGCTCGGATGCGCTGGGCGCGCCGATCTGAAGCGGCGTGCCGTCCATGCCGGTAATGTTGATGGTGACTGCGCTGCGCTGGCCGTTGGTCTTTTCAAACATACTGACCGGCAGCGTGCGGTCGACGCACATCTTTAGCGCCGCCATCTGGCCTGGGTGGCCGTCCTCTAACGCAATGTCGATGATCTTTTGCACGACCGCCTTGCCGCGCCCCTCGATCATCATCCGGCGCAACTCCTTGATCTTCTGACTCTCAGTCATCGGCAGTTTGCGCGGTGCTTTGTATTCCGTTGCCATCGCTTTTTCTCCAGTTGGAAAGCTGTTCGCGATTCTACCGTCAACTGTAGCTGCGTGGCATATCTGCTAGTTTGCTTTTTTTTGTGGGTTGGAGGCACCCGCAAATTTTAATCTGACAGACCACCCCCTCCCCCCCATCAATGTTGCCGAAAAAGCAAGCAATCGATAGCCAATGGCTACCGGCCGGCGGCCGAGCGCGTTTTACATAATGCTCGTTATGAAGACATGATGCGCAGGCAATTGACGCAGGCTATTGGGGATAGAGCCAGGCTATCGATTGCTCAGGGTTGATAGTTTTTTGCTGAGGGGTGAATGCGTGCGGGTGCATTTCGCAGGTACCTGTACGGTCAAGCGCCTATATATCAAAAACCCTCACTTATCGGATTTCCGTATATCTGAAAGTAATATTAATAACTTGTCATCGCTTTTGACGCCAGCGTTATACAGTACCTGGTAGCAGCTCAAAACGACATCAAGGCCTTTTGTGATGTTTCCGGATCCAGCGGCCGCTAAAATATTTAGTTGTTCTAACGTCAATTTTCTGTCGAATCTTTTGGGCGTCAATGTGGGCGGTTTTGGCATGTTGTCAAAAAGCGATGTGGGCAATGTGGGCAATGTGGGCAATGTGTTTTTAATCGCTGCCCCTCGAACTGTTAAATCTCAGCGCGGCCATTATTTCACATTTATGTGTAATTTCCGACAACTTGAAAAAAGAATGACCCACAACCCTATAAAATGCCCCAAAACCGTGGCGTATCAACGCTTTTCCGTGGGTTGCGCCATGACCCACAAAAAACCCACAAAACCCCAAAACCGAGGCGTATCAATGCTTTTCCGTGGGTCATCCCACAACCCACAAAACGCGTTTTAAACCCCTGAAACCGCTAAAACCCTTACACTTTCCAGGGCTATTCATTAGGCATGTAAAAAATTCTTTTACATTCTCTAAAAGTGTGCTATTTTGCTTCTGCAGTACATTCATTTACAAAACAAAACAAAGGGGTTATCAAATGATCACGGCTCACCTTACAAAAACCCGCGATGGCTGGAAAATCGCAATCGTTAACGGTGTCAAACCGCTTCTGGAAAACACCATTACCGAAGCTACTTTCCGCCAGAAGCGCGATGCAAAGCAATTTGCGAAATCTGTCGGCGCCAAAGCCTGGAACTATTAAACCGAAACGGCCCGCGCAAGCGGGCCATCATTGGAGCGAAAAATGACACACTTAGCCGATCGAATTTATGCAGCAAGCAAGGTAAGTAAAGCCGGCGCTGATTTATGGGAACTATTCAATATTCTCGCCGATGACGTCGACGGCGACGAATTGCTCGGCCGCTTTGATTCATACGTCGACAACCTAGATTCAGAAGCGCAAGCTTTATATCGCGAATTGAAAGGGGCTTGATCATGAAACAAACTATTCTCGAGATCCTACTAGGGACCCTTGTTTTTCTGTATCTATGGGCTTTTCTTTTCGTTTTAATGTCATTCTAAAAACTTTTTTGAAAGTGATCCGACCAATGAAAACCGTACACTTGACGCTGAAATCAGCTAACGTAAAAACCGGTCCTATACCGGTGTCGACGACATCGGCGCTATCGTGCCCGAGCGCGTGCCCGCTCAAAAGCGGCGGGTGTTATGCCGATGGCGGCCCGCTCGCGCTGCATTGGCGCGCAGTGACGGCCGGCGAGCGCGGCCTGGATTGGCAAAGCTTCTGCGACGCTATCGCCGCGTTACCGGCCGGCCAATTGTGGCGCCACAATCAAGCCGGCGATTTACCAGGCTTAGACAATTCGATTAATCCGGCCGCGCTCGATATGTTAGTAGCGGCCAATGCCGGCCGCCGTGGCTTTACTTACACCCATAAGCCGGCGACGGTCGATAACCTGGCGCAGATTAAAGCGGCCAATGCGGCCGGCTTTACGATCAACCTATCGGCCAATGATTTAACGCACGCCGATGCGCTCGCTGATACCGGCGCCGGTCCCGTCGTCACAATTCTACCGATTGACGCCGGCGCCAAAAACCGCACGCCGGCCGGCCGCTTGGTCGTCACTTGTCCCGCGCAGCTGCGTGACGACGTTTCATGCGCCGATTGTCAATTGTGCGCGCGCTCGGATCGGCCGACGATCGTCGGATTCTTGGCCCACGGATCCGGCGCCAAAAAAGCGGAAAAAGTATTTTTCATGGAAAAGGCGGCCTAATATGAAAACGATCACAGCGAAATACGACGGCTTTTGCGCCGCCACTGGCGCGCGGATCCTACCAGGCGACATCATCCAATGGAAGCGCGGCCGCACGGTCCTATTACAGCGCCGAGCGGCCAAAATCGACACGGTGACGCTGATCGGCGAGCACGGGCCGCGTGATTACTACCAAAACGCGCGCGGCCGCTGTATCGACGCGCCCTGTTGCGGTTGCTGCACTATTTAAACTTAAACGGAGGGTAAACAATGGCCTATACACTAAAGCGCTCAATCAACGGATTAACGCACGAAGATATAAAGCGAATCTATGATCAAAACCCGAATTTGACACTGCGCGAGCTGTCGAATCTAACGGGCTATGCGATATCGTATCTTAAAAAAATACTAATGGAGGGTTAACATTATGCAAACAATAGTTATCGACGGAACAACCTATAAAGTGAAATTTGATCGGGATCCGATCGAATTGGCCAAAGCGGCCCGCAAACCGTACAAGCCCAAAAAGCCCAAAGACATACGGAAATTTCCGCTTTGGACCGAGTCGGTATCGACGGCCGAATACATTCGCCGGTTCGACGTACTCAATTTCCTGCAGGCGGTCCGATATGACGGCGCCAACGCCGACACGGCCGCGCAGTACGACCCTTCAATTCCACTATGCGAGGTATTTACCGATGAATAACAGACCCGAAGCGGTTCAGGCTTTGCTCGATTATGCCGAGCATACGTTAAACCTAAGTGAATCAGATACCGCCGCCGCGTTGATTATGGCCGCCGGTGTATTGGCCAATGGTAATTCCGACAACGTTTTTACGCTGATTAAAGCGGTAATTGATACGCATCAAATCATGAAAGGGTCGGACCATGAATGAAGCGAGAAAAGACGCGGCCGCCGTGGCCGGCGCTCGGCGGCCATATGCGCACTACCTGGAGCGCGTCGAACAATCAATAGCTGATATCGAGTTGACCTGTTGGTACGATTTCGAGCCGGCCGATCGGTCCGTCGGGTTACCGGCCACGGCTTGGCTAATACACGCGCGGCCGGCCGGTTCGCCGTGTGATATCGCCGATATCTTAGATTCGCGCGTAATCAAGCGCCTGGAGCGCGAAGCGGCCGAAGTACTGGACCAGGAAAGCAACGATTCAGAAGGCGGCCGCTATGATTTTGATTAAACTTTTCGCCGCCGTAATGATAATTCTGCGAAGATTGTAAGCGCGTAATCTCCCCTTGGCGGCGCTGCGCGGTGTCGCCTTTTGCCCTGTACCGAGCCGAGAGCTCAGTACAGGGTTTTTTATTTCACCAAGCGCACGGCCGCCGGTGTCGGCGGTTGCTCGGCCAAACGGCGCAATTCCGTGCGCGACATGTCGGCCATGTCTGGCGCGCAGAATAGTTGTTTTTTGGTGTTGAAGTCACGCGAGTGTACGCGCCCCAAGTCTACCCATCCCGCTTCGGTTAACGCGTGCAAAAGCGCTACAGGTGGGATTTTGACGCCGGCCGGTGCGGATCCGGCCAAGCGGTCACAAAGCGAGAAAAACGGGGACGCAACGACACCGGCCGCAAATTCACCCACACGGCCGGTAATGAGTTCGACCAAGTACGACTCGGCCGTCGATCGACCATGGTCGATCATGATCATCTTGGCCTCGGTCATTGGCGGCGCGGCGCCTGGGTTAAACATTGACACGTCACGGCTGTGTAGATAAGACGCCACGGCCGCAAAGCCGCCCTTGTGTTTATACCAAGTCCATAAGCGCCGCGCGTCGGCCTCTGGCAGCCGGCCGGCGTCCGACCATAGGCAAAACCATCGCCGGTCATTGGTTGGGATACTAATCGCCGCCCGTTCGTTTGAGAATGCAACCACCAGGACGCGGTTAGGCGCCATGTAAGGGTGCAGACCCTTGCGGTTAATCTGTAAAAAGTCCGGCGGCGCGGCGATGATGGGTTTTAGACTATTTTCAAGCGCGCGCCGGTCCCGCGCTTCACTCTGGCGCAGCTCGGCGATTTCCATGACTTCACACTCGAGCGCATAGCCCCATTGGGACGTCAGTTCCTCGTTGCGCACCAAACTGCAGTTTTGTTTAGTGTCGCCGCCGATCGCCCAGAAAAACGGCGCCATCATGGTGTCTTTGCCGCTGCCGGGTAAACCGCCGACCAAGACGGCGTGATTGATTTTCACGCTCGGGTTTTGAATTTTGTAGGCAAGGACGTTCAGCAAATGCTCGCGCTCGTCCGTGTTCGGCACCATGCGCTCGACATGCTCGAGCCACGGGG